TTACATCCGGTTTCCCTTTATATGAATTGAAATTACTAGTTGAAAATGGTAAGATGAGCCGCTCTTCTTTTTAACGATTGAAGATGATCATGGAATACGCAAGTCCATGATACTTATATTAGGATACAATATAGGTCAAGACCCTAACAAGTAAATTAGTAAAATTAGATTGGATATTCACATATATAAGAGTTAATATGTGGTACAACCTGTTAGTAGATGTAATATAGTCACACACGCAGTTTTGAGTGTTCACCTCCAACCTGGCAATATGTTCAGGGGAGCTTTTGTCTCAGTCCCCGCAAAGGCATGGCAAGAGTGCAAGTGACGAATATTATTTTGTAATAATGAGTAGAACGAATAAACTTTTTGTTTGATTCGACAGATGATTCTACTGGAACAGCGGGTAAACTGGTTAGGAAACCAAAAGGCTGCAGTTCCGCGCAACATGACAATGAAAACTAATTATGATCAAAACGAAATTAGTCGCGCAAAAACCGGACAAAATTCGACGAGTACGACAGTTCCGAATGGTACCAAATTTTTTAATTTGGACAACTACTCATACGAGAGTAGTACCCTCCACAGCAAAACATTTTGTTACGTTGAGGGGGATGCAGGCATAATGCAAATGTACAACATGTACATTTGCTCAGGAACGTTACTTGTGGAGACATGTGATGATCAATTTTATGTCGTTGATCTACATGATGATAATCATGTCTTCGCGCACACTTTGGAAGGTGTGTGTAAGTTGGATCTGGATTGTGGATGGATGAGACGATATTATAATTCATTTATGGATAATAAGTATCGGTATGATGATAGAACCATGGTATCCGGGGATACATGGAACCATCGAGTTACGATGGAATTGGTGGTGAGTGTAGAAAGACGCATGGCAATTTATTCGGCGTCACCACTATACGGGTTGATGAAAAACCCGTATTTCGACATTACACCAAGTGCATATGATGATAAGATCATATGGCGCACGCCACAAGGCAGGATAGTGCCTAAAGCTAAACGTGCAAAAGCTAGAAAGGAAACTGAGTTGAATTTGTGGGATATTGATCTTAGTACATTAGAAGATTTTAATATGCTTTGCGATTTGTATTCTTTTAA